TGGGTGAGCCATCATTAATGCAGAAAGGTAATAGGAGTGATGTAGGTGAAGAGTTAACATGGCTATGTGAAGAAAATAATTATGAAGTAAAATTATTTAAAGCTACTTCTTCTGAAATTCCTAAATGGAAACTAAATAATAATAGAGATTTTGGTATTGGTACTACGTATAGTCATAACAGCTTAGATATACTGTATCATCAATTTGAAATACGCAAAAGTCATAGCAACTTCATTGCAAAATGTAAATCTATTTTAAGCTAATTATGTACTATCAATTCGAAAAAGAAGTTAGTTTTTTTACACAATGTTACGATAGAGACTATCAATATGTTCTTGATGAAAATCGCATACTTAATACAACACAATTAATAAAATTACCTTATAATATTATTATTAATTTATGTGATAACTACATAGCTGTTAAAGAGCATTGTGAGATATTACGTAAAAAAAAGCTTATTAATAATTATTTTTGTGTAAATGAATATCTACATGATATTTTAGAATACTTTAATCTAACTGAATCGCAATTTACATGCAACTTACATTATAAAATTTGCTTATATGGAATGGCAGCTTTATTTTTCAGTAAAACACAATATTTATTTTTTTTAACAGGAGATAGTATACCTACCTCTATGACTAATTTTATCATGGATTGTTTAACTCATGATAAGCAAACATCAGAACCATATACCTACACATTAAACTGGGCTGACAGTTTGGATCATCCAAGAAGTCAATCTTATAAAGAAGATGAAAAATTTTTATATGTTAAAAATTTTTCCGATCAAAATTTTTTAGTAAATAAAAGTTATCTTAATTTTAATAAATTATTACAAGAATTTAATACAACAGATTACCCACATATTGATGCTTTTGAAAGTAGATTTTCAAAATATATGAGTAATAATAATATATCTCGAGCTGTATATAAACAGGGTAATTATACACATCGAAATTTCTTTTAAATTTTATAAAAACAGCATTAGTATGCTATATTAATATAAGTTGCAGTTGATAACTTGCTGAATTTATTTAAATAAATTGATATGGATAAAATAGGGTTGTTAGGTGTATTTGAAATTGAAGTTGTTGGACATAGCTTGTTTAATAATTATTACAAAGCTTTAAATAATTATTTAGATTCAGAATTTGTATTAGTTAAGTCGCCAAACGATCTAAACGAGTTGCGTGCTTTAATTATTGTTGATGAACACTATTTTTTAAATGTCGATGTCTGGAAAAAACCTGAGTTTATTAGTAAACTTAACGAGTTAAACTTATGTACAATAGTCTTTAATTTTGAAAAAGTATATAATAGCTCTTATGCTTGGAATGAAGATCATCAAAATAATTTATTACAGATAAAAAATCTACATCAATTTATATCAGATGTAGATGATGCTAAAATACTTAATAAATCATATGTTAATAGACAATTTTTATCTAGAAGTACTGTATTGGTTCCTCCTATTGCAGAAAAAAGAGATGAAATTTTATTTATAGGTCAAATATATCCTGATTATACTACTCGTGTAACCTTATTAAAAGATCTTGAGGAAGCTAATTGTGGAGTAAAAATTATTAAAAGTCAAAGAAAATATACATACACTGAATATTTAAATATATTAAACGAACACAAATACATACTAAATCCGTTAGGAATGGGGAAATTTCTAAATTTGAGATTTTATGAAGCGTTAGAATTAGGATGTACGGTGGTACAACAATATACAGATAGTATGTTAGAATGGTATCCAGAACTTAATAGACCTGACGTCATTAAGTTTAAAGACGTAGCAGATTTTTTAACCTTAGATTTTGAAACTACACCAGGAAAAAATATTTATTTAGAAGATTACTTTAACGAAATAAATCTTAAGTCCTTGTTTAATTAATTTGTTGTTAAACTAAACTATAATATTATGAAAACTATAGAAGAATTAGCTCATTACTACGCTACAGACAAAAGGATGTCTGATCACGGATTTACAAAATTTTACGAAAAACATTTTGAATCTCGTAGGGATCAAAAACTTAATATTTGCGAGATAGGTATACTTAATCATCCTGACAAAATTAACAGACCCTTCGAAAGAGCATCTCTGCTAATGTGGAAAGATTATTTTTATAATTCAGGAATAATTGGTATTGATATTAATGACCATAAAAGATTAAATGGTGAAAGAATTAGAACTTACAGGGCAGATCAAGGTAATAGAGCCAAACTAAAAGAATTATTTCAAGATAACCAATTAGATATAATAATCGAAGATGGTAGTCATTTTATGCATCACCAGCAAATTAGTCTCGGAGTATTATTTTATAATTTAAAACCAGGTGGTATTTTTGTAATAGAAGATCTGCATACATCACATGAAGATATGCTACCCTCGTTTAGACGTAGTATCGAAGATACTATTACACTAAACATGTTACAAGATTTTAATAAAACTGGTATTATTAAAAGTACATGCATGACTGACGAAGAAATTAATTACCTTAATGATAACATTTTAGAATGTGTAATTGAAACGGCAAATATGTCAGAAATAGCATTTTTATATAAGAAAAAATAATTATGAAAACAGCATTAGTATTAGGAGCAGGAGGATTTATTGGAAATCATTTAGTTAACAGACTTAAATCTGAAGGATATTGGGTCCGTGGCGTTGATTTAAAATATCCAGAGTATCAAGAAAAATCAAACGCAGATAATTTTATAATAGGAGATCTGAAAGAAATTAACTTTATAAATAGCATATTTTATAATCCGTTTCAACTAACTTTATCAGATAACGGCTTTGATGAAGTATATCAACTAGCAGCTGATATGGGTGGAGCAGGATATATTTTCTCTGGAGAAAATGATGCAAATGTAATGCATAATTCTGCTATTATTAATCTTAATGTTGCTAATGCAGCAGTAAGATATAGAGTACAGAAGCTCTTTTATTCTTCATCTGCCTGTATGTATCCAGAACACAATCAACTGGATCCAAACAATCCCGACTGTTCAGAAGAATCTGCTTATCCAGCGAATCCAGATAGTGAGTATGGGTGGGAAAAACTCTTTAGTGAAAGATTATTTTTAGCCTATAAACGCAACTATAACTTAAATGTACGTATTGCGAGATTTCATAATATTTTTGGACCACTTGGCTCTTGGAACAACGGTAAAGAAAAGTCTCCTGCAGCAATTTGCAGAAAAGTTGCGCAGGCTAAAGACGGAGATGAGATTGAAATTTGGGGAGATGGAGAACAAACAAGAAGCTTTCTTTTCATCGATGAATGTATCGAGGCTGTCAGACGTCTAATGAATTCCGACTTTACAGGACCTATAAATATTGGCTCAGATGAAATGGTTACAATAAACAAACTAGCCGATATTGCTTGCGAAATAGCTAAAAAAAATCTTACTAAAAAGCATATAACCGGACCATTAGGTGTTCGTGGTCGCAATTCTGACAACAGACTCATAAGAGAGAAACTTAATTGGTCTCCAACACTTCTTCTAAAGGATGGTATAGAAAAAACATATAACTGGATTTTTAGCCAACTTAACGATTAATAACTATATGCTTAATTATGATGATAATACGCTGGATTGCCCACGACAGACAAGGTTTGTTGTTAACCATTTTGCGGAAGCGCGTAATTTATTTTTTGTAGAAATAGGAGCAAACGATGGAACTTCATGGTCAAACTCGTATTATTTAGAACGTGAACTTGGATGGAGAGGTATTTGTATAGAACCTCACCCAACAATGTTCGAGAAACTTTCAAGAGATCGTAAAAGCACGTGTCTGAATGTTGCTGTTGGAGATATAGAAGCAGAGGTAGATTTTTTCTCTATTGAGGGTGATTGGCCTGCAAATATGCTGAGTGGTGTACTTGATAAATACGAACCGCAGCACAGAGAACGTGTAATGGAAGAGTATAAAAAGTACGGTGGCACCGCGAGCGTTGTAAAAGTAAAGTGTGTTCCTTTTGGAGAAATTCTCAAAAAGAACAATATATCTAGAATTGACTATCTATCGATTGATACAGAAGGTTCAGAAATTTCAATATTACAAAGTATTGACTTCTCTTCAGTTGATATTGGACTTTTAGGAGTTGAAGTGAATTACGATAGAGCTCCTGTGGATGATATTCTAATAAAGCATGGGTATAAATTTATTAAACAGGTAGAAGGAGACGCTTTTTATAACAAGTAATATGAATATTTTAAATGTTATAACTAATTAGGTATAATAACAACCTGGTAGCAATAATCTATTAAAGGTAAAGAAGTATTAATTTTATGTAAATGTTTTAGACAGAGTGCAGTCCAATTATTATTATTGCATATATCTAATACAGTTCTAAAATTATTTGATTGCTCACCATGAATCTCTAAAAACACATATTTACTTTTTTGTATGGTATTAATACCTCCTTCAAGTACTAAACATTCTGCTCCCTCTACATCAATTTTTATTATATCAAAAGTCTGATCTAATTTTTTAGATAAATCATCTAGAGTTATACAATTGACTTCTTGTAGTACATGTTCATTAGTAAATCTATCTCCTAAAATATTATACGTTTCACAAGTACCGTTACCGCAAAAAATATTATGTTTTTCATTTTTATTAGATATTGCACTATTAATTAATTTAATCTTGTTATGCTCAACTGAATAAGATGCATTATGCTTTAATCTCTCAAAGTTACTATTGCTTGGCTCTATAGCAAAGATTCTTTTTACATTTTTGTACTGAGCGGCTACGAGTGTGAAGCTACCTATATTAGCTCCTATATCGAGAATAGACATATTATTAAGATTTTGTGTTAAACTTTTAAACTGATTAAATAACAATCCATCCCAACCATTAACAATATTATCTTCAGCTAAAATCTTAGTACAATTTTCATTACAATGCATATATATTATATATAAACTACAATGTATATTGCAATAAAATATTATTAAAGATACTTTTATAATATTCAATTAAGTATATGAATATAAGGTTGAAAAATAATCGAACTAGTATATAATTAGTTATGATTATAGACCAACCAATTTATGACGGTAGCTTAATTCACAAGCGTTTTGCATATGAATTTTTTAAAAAGACAGTATCACCTTATGGTAATATTGTATCATTTAGAGCGTCAATGTTTGTAAGTGATAACCTAATTGATCTTGAAGACTCGTTATCGAAAGATTATATTTACAGTGATGATGCAATTAACTTCTGTTGGGAGATTCCTAATCTCTGCGCTCTAGGCGCTGTTGCTTTTCAGCGATATTTTAATACTGGGATTGCTAATATCCTTTCAAGATATATCAATAAGCCTATTGAGATGAGAGGAGATGATCTGATGGTGCATGATAAATTTATCGGTTCAGATAAGACACAGCGAGATGTTGGTAAGGTTAGCGTTTCTATTACATATTCTAAAGAAGGTATTGCTATTGGTCATACGGGTATTAATGTTAGTGCTGGCTTAAAGGCTCCGGGGTTTGCTTATAGCTCAAAACTAAATAACGAGCAAGTTACATCATTTATGAATGATGTAAATGAGTTCTTTAAAGAATCAGTATCCGATATGCAAATCGCAACTACAAAAGTAATTGTATGACGTTTTTTGATTTATTAAGATCAGTATTTTTTTATAAAAATCAAAATACTATAACTGAGCTAGATCATGACGGCAATCAATCGTTTATACCCTTTCTTCTCAATAGATGGTTAAGCTTTTCGGATAGAAATAAAGCTATATTTGTCAATGAGACATTTAATAAATTTACGTCTTTATTTGAAGATAAAGCTGATGCTTATAAGTTTTACTTCAATTTAACTCCACGGAGATCCTTCCAAAAAATTCAGTACATTAAAAAAAATAATGAAAAGAAGGAAGTTGAAGATGTAAATATAGGGTTATTTGCTATTAATAAACATATTTCTAAGCGCGAGGTCAATATATACCTTGCATTACAAAAAGACCTACATACATAAACATATGCCCCCAGTAAGTATTGATAAGTTAGAACCTATGAGAAGCTTGATTGATCTATCTTCTCATTCTGAAGGAGACTTCGGGTTAGAAGACCTAGAACTGTCTTTTATATTTGATGATATAATTCTTGTAGAGTATATCGATACTACCACAGATGGTGATGGTATTGTTAGAAATGGTATTTATATACCTACAAACGTTCTGACTAAAGCGTGGAGAAAAGCAAAGGTTATCTTAGTAGGCCCAAGAGCGCAATATACAAGTGTTGGTGATATTGTTGTATTCCCTAATACCCTGGGTATAACTGTATCCAACCTTGATGTAAGCGGTCACGGCAGAATTAGAGGCGGGGTTTTTCTAAACGAGAGTAAAGTGTTCGGTATATGTAAACCAAAGAAGAATGTTAGTAGCGAGACCAACACTTGAGAGTCTTCTCTTACAGAATGTATTAGATCTACGATTTGTAAGAAGATCTCCTGCACCTGGCAGACCACCAACTAGGAGAATATTATGTACAAAATCATATACACTACTTAGTTCAACAAACGGTCGCATTGTTCTTAACTATAACCCACCTGCAGGTAAGAAACAGTTTAATGAAGCGAAAGAAAATGCGTGTGTAGTTTGGGATATATTAATGCAAGACTTTAGAGTAATTTCAGCTGATGAAGTTGATGTTATAAAGACTATACCGGCTACAGATGAATTTTGGGAATACTTCAATGATGAAGTTCTACCCTTAACTGGATCACAAAAGCTTAACTACATGAATTCATGAATATACAAACTTACGATAAAATATTTCAGCAATTATTACAATCCAAGATTGCAATAAAAATTAACAATAGAGTAATTAAGACAGGCAAGCTTAAGCTATTTGTTATAAAGCAATACTTTATTAGACTGCATTTAGAAAATGATAAAAATATTATTAAAGTATTAGAGTTGCCGTACCCTTTTAATATTAACTATAATAAAGAGAGAGGGTGTACACTAAATTACAGGCTTACATCATTGTGTAATAATCAACCCGACACAATGACTATATTAAAAAATATTAAACCTGCATTACCTAATAAAATGTATGATAATGAAGTTGAAATAGTCTCTATAACTTAAAGGAACTTATGTATAATATATTATATGTCCGCGGTATCCCTCGTTAGTAACTTTCCCGATAACTTTAATCCAAGCAAGCAGCAAGTTAGCCTATTAACTGATATAGATAATGCGTTTAAAAGTGGTTATAAGTTTGTAGTTTGCAGCGCACCGACAGGGTCTGGTAAGTCTTTTATATCTAAAACGCTAAGTAATGCCTCAAAAAATTGTAGTACTGAGTATAAAGATTTAGTCGATACGTATCAAATATATAAACGCGATACAGGTGGAAATTATACATACTTAAGTGAATCTAAGGAAGAAGAACCTCATAGTCTTTTTGCGCTTACTATAACAAAAGCTCTTCAAGATCAATACAAGGAGCTATTCGATGATGTTAAGGTTATTAAAGGTAAATCTAACTATCAGTGTACTCATGATAGTAATTTCTCTGTTGAATATGCTCCGTGTATACATTTATCTAAACTTAAAGAACAGTGCTGGACTGCAAATTCGTGTCCATATTATACCGCTCGTAATATTGCTGCAACATCTAAGTTTGCAGCACTGAACTATAATATGTTCTTTAATTTACCTGAAACGATAAAGCGACGTGAATATATTGTGTGTGATGAGGCATCAGAGCTAGAAGATCAGCTAGTTAGAGAGTTTTCTTGTCAGATTAATTTTGAAGTTCTAAAGAAATATAATGTAATAATCAAACCATTTCCTAGTGGTAATGATTATAATAAGGTTGGTAAGTGGCTGAGTGTAATGAAAGTCGATTTATATGAGCGTATAGATGAAATTAAAGATATTATTAACTCTCAGAAAAAAGTAACAAGCTTTGTTAATGATAAAAAGCTTGAACTTAATATACTTCAAAAGTTATACTCTAAAATCAGTACCATGATTGATACTTGGTCAGATAGCGAGTATCTTTTTGAAAGAGAAGAAAAGGGTATTAGCTTTACTCCCCTTAAAGTTGATAAGCTATCAAAGTCTATTTTTGATTATGCAGATAAAATTATCTTAATGTCTGCAACAATTATTGACCCTGAAACGTTTTGTAAAACGTTAGGAATATCAAAGTTTAAATACATAGAAGTTGACTCAACGTTTGATTATAGTAAGGCACCTATATACGCTAATACTAAAACAAAATTAAATTTTGCAAACCTTAAGTCAAATTTACCTAATATAGTAAAACAAATTAATAGTATACTTAAGTTACATGGGGAGGAAAAAGGTATCATACACACACAGAGTAATTTTATTACAAAATATATTCAAGAGCATATACATAATGAAAGAATTCTCTTTAGAGAGCCAGGAGTTTCAAATGAAGAAATACTTGATATTCATTACAATAGCGATAAGCCTACCGTATTAGCATCACCCTCTATGTCTCACGGTGTAGACCTAAAGGGTAGTTTAGCAAGGTTTCAGATTATCATTAAAGCACCATACTTACCTACTACTGATAAGCGAGTCGAGCGTATGATGAAGATTGATTTTAATTGGTATACAAATAAAATGCTAAGTAACCTTATTCAAGCGTGTGGTAGGGGCGTAAGGTCACATAAGGATTATTGTACTACATATATATTAGATGCAGGTATTATAGAGTGTCTTATTAAGAATAAATCCAAAATACCTAAATATTTTTTAGATAGATTCATGTAGACTAAATATATAAGTGAAAGATTATAATTTTAATTTTGAGATAAAGGATCTACTTACTCAATTTCTTTGTGCTTTTGATGATGTTATTATTAAAAGGTATGATAAAGACAGAAACGCAAAGGAAATAATCGAAGTACGATATGTTCTTGCTCCTAAGCAGAGGGTAATGTATGATATTGTTAACAAGGCACAGAATCTAACACTTCCTGTAGTAGCGGTAAATATAACAGGTATTACAAGAGATCAATCCCGCGTTTTTAATAAGCTAGATAAGGTTTATGGTCAAATAGGCACTAGTAGGTCGGAGGTTAAGATGCCTATACCTATTAATATAGAGGTATCAATGTCTATTCTTACTAGATATATGCAAGATCTTGATCAGATATTATCTAACTTTATACCACACAGCAATCCATATATAATTCTATCATGGAAAGAACCATCAGATATACCCAATCAAACAGTAGAGATTCGCTCAGAGGTATTATGGAATGGAAGTATCTCTCTCACAGAGCCTACTGAGCTAGCATCGAGTGATAAAATACGTATAGCTGCAGATACTTCGTTTACAATTAAAGGTTGGTTATTTAAAAATAAAAATACTCTTGCGTCTCAGATTTATTTTATTGATGCGAATTTTATAGCTAGTTCAAAAATTATTATAGATGATAGTAATTATTCTGCATTCACAGATACTCTATCTGGAGTTACAAATACCATAACTATATCTGCTATACCCAGCTTAACAAACGCTTACTATAATAATAGCGGTAATTTATATCCTATCTATTCTAACCATACACTTAATACATCTACTACTGGTTTAAATAATTTTGTATTACACGGTACAAGTCTATCATATACTAATACAGTACTACTGTGTGGTAATAATACCTTTACAAATAAACTCTGTAGCGTAAACTCAACCTACACAGGAGCTGTATCAGGTAGTTTTATAAGCTCGGAGTATTACAATATCATAGATAACAACATAATGACTCTTAACCTATCAACATTATCAGGTTCGGGTAACTTTAATATTATAATAAGTAATCCTGCTGGGTGGGTTAGTTCTTCAAGTATAAATAACTTTACTTTCATAAGACCTTGATTAAATAATAAGACAAATGGCAGATACCACTCCATCTCAAAATCAGAAATATCAGCAAAACGATGGAAAGTCCTCTACGTTTGGTAGGAACTTAATGTCGTATATTCAGAATAGGCTGCCATATTCTAATATTGTTGATCCTAATAATGATGCATTAAATCCCAAATATAAAATATTCTCAGATACAGGCTTACGTAGATCAGAGGCTCTTGCAAAGCAATCTATATCTTTATCTAATGAATATAATAATATGCCTATTGGCTCAATGGATAAAGACACATCGTTTGGTCAGGTGATGTATGCTAATATTCAAGAGAATAAAGGTGCTAGATTACGTGACTATATGATTATAGCAGCCTATTCTGATGTAGCAGAAGCTCTAGATGAAATATGCGATGAAATAATTAATACTGATGATAACGGCAACGATGTGAATCTCATATATAGGGATGTAGATTTTACCTCTACGGAAAAAAAGATGATTGACGAAGAATTTAATAAGTACGTAAATTATTTTGATCTTAAGAATAGAGGGTGGCAATACTTTAGACAACTATTAGTAGAAGGGGAGGTATTTTTTGAATTAATAATACACAAGGATTATACTGAAGATGGTATTTTGGGTGTGGTTAACCTACCGTGTCAATTAATAGATCCTGTATATGCAAATATACAGAATTTGATAGTAAAGGGATTTATTTATAAAAAACCAGTATTTGATCCAAGTAAACCAGATAAAGTAGAAAAAACAGAGTATATTCCACTCGATGAAAATCAAGTAGTATATGTTAATTCTGGTGTTATGAATGAAAGTAAGACTATGGTTTTACCATACTTAGAAAATGCTCGTAGACCATATAGACAGCTTTCCTTAATTGAAGATGCAATCGTAATTTATAGATTAGTAAGAGCTCCGGAAAGATTAGTTTTTAACGTTGATGTAGGTAATATGGCTGCACCTAAAGCAGAAGCCTATCTTAAAAAGCTTATAAGTAATTACTGGTCGTCAAAAACTTTTGATATAGATCAAAACGATGTAGTAAAGAAATTTAACCCACAGTCTATGCTTGATGCTTTCTGGTTTCCAAAAAGAGCAGGTTCAGAAGGGTCAAGTGTGAGTCAGCTAGCAGGTGGTCAAAACTTAGGTGAACTATCTGATTTAATGTATTTTACTAAAAAATTATATAGAGCACTTAAGGTACCCACCAATCGCCTAGATCCTACGGATACCTTTAAAGATGGTTCAGAAATATTAAGAGAGGAATTAAAATTCGCTAGATTTATAATGCGTTTACAACAACGCTTTGCTACGGGGTTAAGAAGAGGCTTCATAACACACCTTAAGCTCAAAGGCATCTGGGATAAGCTGGATATTAAAGAGCAAAATTTAGAGTTAATGTTTAATCCACCTACTAATTTCTACGAATTGCGTGAAAATCAAAAATTTGAAATGAAATCGCAGAATTATACCAGTATATCAAATAGTGAATTCATCTCTAATACTTTTGCTCAAAAGAAATATTTAGGGTGGAAAGATACAGATATTCTTGCTAATAGAGAGTTTTTACGTAAGGATTCAGAGTTA